TGCGACAATTCGTTCACGAAAGCGTAAAAAAAAACCAATGCACTTTGCACTTGTTCTGCTGTCATCTTCTTCATTTTCTCGGCTCGTATAGTTAAATCACCACCATAAGATTCAATAGTATAGACATCATTTTCTTTTTCTACAATTGGTCTATATAATATCGCCATAACTTCAGGTAGATTGTCTTCTATCCCCATTTTTATAAACGTTTCCAAATCGGCATATTCTCCAAGTGTTATATCGTCTAAATTAGGATGGAAACCATACTCCACTCCATCTATCTCAATTATCTTTTTTAAAGAACTGTTTTGTCCTGCTTGTAACTCTGCTATCTTTTCCATAATAACAGCTACATCTTTTAAACTAAGCTGACTGATTAATTGCTTAGGTATATCTGACATAGCAGCTATTGTTTCTTCTGCTTCCTTTGTCTTACTTCCTGACTGAAATTCAATTAATTTTAACCATCTTTCAAGCGTTACATCTGCCCAACTGCTTATTAATTTAAACTTCTTTGTCTTGCCGTCCTTCTTAATCTTGATTTTCATAGTGTTCTTGTTATATAATAGAAAAAGTGAATATTTAGTTTACTGTACAAAATATCTTCCTGCATTTGGATTGTCCAAGTGGTATATTACATTATATCTTATTCCATCTATTGCATGATTGAATGAGTCCACGTATAATTTTGAACCCTTATCTGCATAAACATAATTATTTAATTCTTTGGCTATATTTGTAGATTCAGGAGATACAACTAATTGATAGTCTTGCATTCTAGTTATTCCACTTTCAATTGTTCCTTTTTTAACAGGCTTGATATTTACTCCTAAATGTTTAAGGTCTGCAATAAGTCTTGGTTCACTACTATCAGCGATAATTAACATATTTTTTACTTTTTCTAAAATAATTGCAGACAACTCTTGACTTTTTAATCCATTACGATAAATATGTTCTTTGAGATATATCTTTTTATGCCTTTTATCAATAGCTATTTCTGTAAGACTGTCAGGGTCTATACTAAAACCAAAATCCATTCCACAAGATGTTTGCAAATTATCAGGATTAAATTCTCCAAAAGTCCAATTCTCAAATACAACTCCTTCTGCTTTATCTAACCAACCACCCATTATTTTGTGAGTGTACTTTTTAAAGTTAGTATGTTTTATGTTTTTAATACGGTCTAGGAAGCTCTGTGAGAGATTTTCTATATTATCTAAGTATGTACTATGTATATAACATACATTGTCTTTAACGCCATTAAAACCACCTTCAACGCCTTTGCTCTCAAAAAACCTATCATATATCCAATGTTCTTTAGTAACAGGATTCAATATTAGAATTACTCTATTCTGTATATTTTTTTCTCTAATACTAAGGTCAATAGTATCAAAAGTATTTTCATCAATAAGTTCTTCCGCTTCATCTAATACCCAACAACTTATTCCCTGTAAAGATTTTAAACTTGCAGTCTGATTTCCTGCTGATGTTTTTATACCTCTAAATAAAATATCACTTTTACTTTTTGTATTTATTACTTCAGCCTTATTTACATAAAAAACATTATCATCATAACCTAATAAACCTATTTTTTGTAAAAATTCAGGAATAATGGACAAATGTGCTGATACCATTGTATATCGTGTAAATAAAACTCTAATGCCTTTTACCATAGTAAGTAATGTCAAAAATACAGTAACAGCAAAAGACTTACCTGAACCCCTACCTCCTGTTATAATAAAATAACGACAATCAGATTCAAATAATGGATTATATTTATGATTCAGTCTCAGTTTTGTAAAATGTTATTAGTGGCATATGTATAGGTTCATCTCCTGATGTAACATCTATTTTATTTGTTTCATTCCATCCCAATTGAGTTTTAGCTCCATGTAATACAACTGATGGCACTTTGTCTTTTATACATTCATAATATTTAGATTTTATAAAGTCTTGTGCAATTACTTCAATTTCTTTTACTTGTTGAGCAAATTCTTCGTCTTCTTTTATCCATTTATAATAATTAGTGCGTGATAAATCACAAGACTTTAATGCTGTTGTTACTACACCTAAGCTTGACTCTAGTGCTTTTAACATTCTTTTTTTATTGATTTGTGTTCTATTTTGTTCCATTTTGTATATATCTAAATGCTGTTGTTATTCTATTTTGTGAGCCTGAACCCATTTTATCTTTTGAAATACTTCTTCCGTGATGATAACATTTCCAATCTATATGTTTTTTCAATGCAAATATCAAACTTGGTGTTGATGTTGTAATACTAAATGTATATCCTTCATCATTATATTTTTTTGCTATAAAATCTAACAATCTTCCCCCTATTCCAATACCTTGATAATCCGGCAATACAACTAATCTATGTACTCTTTTTAATTTAGGATTTTTATTAGGCATATGTAATACACTGCAAAAACCTGCTATTTGATTATCTACAAATACAACATAAGTATGAGCTGCATTATTATGAGTATGACTCAAATAGTGATGTTTAGCAAAGATTCTCCATGCTGACTTATCTCTTGTATTGAATATTTCAAATTTAATTTTTGGTCTATTTTTTTTTTGACCTTTCATTGATTGAAAAGTCATACTATCTGTATTAAATATCCAATCAGGCAGCAACCAATCTTGTACATCATGATGACAAGTTACTGCAATAAATTGTTTATCTGATTTTCTTATTGCTTTTTGCATAGCATAAGAACCTATTCTTGCAACTGTTCTGTCTACTACAGAAGTAAATTCATCAAATACTATTAGTTTGTCATCTCTTAAAAGTGCTGTTGCTAAATCAACCCTCATTTTTTGACCATTAGATAATACTGAATAAGGTTTTAACCAACTTGGTGGAGAACTAAAGCCAACTGAATTAAATATTTTGGTTATATCATTTACATTTTTATCTTCAGGCATATCATCTAAAATAGTTTCTGCTTTATAATTAAATTCTGTTACATATGCATTACTAAATAATTCTTTTGCTATAGTAGTTTTACCTGTTCCGCTTCCCCCTACTATTAATCCTATTTTCCAATCTTTATCTAAATTTATAGTTCCTTGAAAATGTTCTTTAATATGTTCTGTTTGTAAATCAAACTTACCCATAACAGACGCAACTCTAAATGTTTTTTTTGGCTTTGTTTCTCTTAAAATGTCAAAAGTCGGCATGTATATCCTTTTTTAGTTAGTTCATTATATAATTCTTGTTGTTCATTTTCTGATTTTAATTCAATTTCTACTCTAAATTCTTCTCCTATACTATCAGATATATCATTTACATCAGTATCAAATTTTTTATCATCTTCATTTTCCCACACATCTAACCCCCATTCAGCAAGTTGTATACTATCCCATTCATTAGCCAATACATCCCACTCCCAATCACCAAAGTTTACATTGTCTTTAACAACAAATTCATCCTTTTGCTCTTTTGTCCAACCTTCTGCTATGTCAATCCATACTTCTTTTAGTCCTGCATCTTTACTTGCTTTTAATCGCATATTGCCACCAAGAACCATCATATCTTCATCAACTACTATTGGTCTTTTTTCTAGCATCTGTGGAAACTCTTTAATAGACTTGACTAACTTTTTAAACTTATCATTCTTTATTATTCTAGGATTGTGAGGGTTTCCTTTGATTTTGTATAGCTTAACTTGTTGTTTCATAATATATAATAGAAATTTATGTTATTTATTTAATAGTCTTCATTAATACCTCTTTCACCTATTAGCTTTTCTTTTGCTCCATCCCATAACATATCACGTCTTTTACTTAGTGATGGCTCTGTACGTTTAAGGCTAGGCATTCCATCTTCAGGCTCACTATCCATATACTTACCACATCCACATTTAACATCAGTCACCCATTTTCCATCAACAAAGATAATCTTAGCTTTTGCTACTTCTTTTTCTTCTTTACCACATTCACAAGAATATAAAGTCATTGTGCTAATCCCCCTGTTTTAATATCGCTTTTTTTATATAGCTTGTCTAGTTCAAAGTGTAAATGGTTAATTGCTTTTTGAATGTCTTGTGTTGCAGGATTACCATCTTTCTTCCCTGCACGTAAAAGATACGAACAAGCGGTTCCTACATTATAAGATAATTCAAAGTCTTCAACTACTTTTCTAGCTGAGTATCCATACTTTTTTCCTGAGTAGTAGCTAGGTTCTTTTGTTTCTTTGTAATCTATTGGCATCATTCATTTTTTTTAAGTTATTATATAATTTAGAGTTGTTTTTGCCGTTTATTTTATAGTCTATAAATAGAAGTAAGAGTGCACTTACTCCAAAGACTAATATAATTAATAAAAATATCTTCATCTTTCTAACAATTTTAACAACTGTTGACTTGTGTATATTCGGTCATCACCTGAATAGTTTTCATAGATACAAGTAAAGTTTTCATCTTCACCTTGTTCCCAAGTCCAAAGGCTTTTTACATTTTTTTTAATGTGAAACCTTAATACAGACTTTATTGATTTGTAAGTTTTTTTATTCATTGTATTTATTA